GTGGATAGTAAAGATTTCAATTTAACCGGCGCGGCATTGGCGCGAATGTTTGGAGTTACCGCCAAGTCAATAAGGGACGCCCGCACAGACGGCCGCTTATCGGAGGGCGTTTCATGGGTGCCCGGCGCTGGTCCCGGCTTGGTCAGGTACAACGCCGCCGCCGCTCAGATCGAGTGGGACGCCAACGCGCAGGACGGGCGGCAAAAAATCTATCTGGCCGAAGGCGTCCGAACCGATGGGATAACAAAGTCGTCGACGTTCAACGACATTAAAAAAGCCCAGGCGCGCGTCGACCTGGAGCGCAAGACGCTGGAGTTACAAAAGACTAAGGGCATACTTGTCGAAAAGGCGCGCGTGTACGACGCCCTTTTCGAGTTCGCGCAAAAGGTACGCGGACGGGTCCGGGCGGTACCCGCGCGCATTGTCGACGATTTGCTGGCGTCGCCGGACCGCGTCGACGCGCTGCGCATCCTATCCGAAGCTCTCGACGAAGCCCTTAACGACCTGGCCGACGCCGACGACAAAAATCTTAAAATATGACCTGGGAAACGATCGTCGGCTTTTTGGATGGGCTCAGACCGCCGCGCAGGCTTAACCCTTCGGAGTGGGCCGACACACACCGGTATCTTTCCAGCGTCGCGGCGGCGGAGCCAGGCCGGTGGCGGACAAGCCGAACGCCGTACCTCCGCGAAATCATGGACCGCTTCGACCCGTACGACAAAACCGAAGAGGTTATTTTTATGAAGGGCGCGCAAATTGGCGCGTCGGAAACCGCCTTCAACGTCGTCGGTTACTTTGTCGACCTGGACCCGTGCCCAATTATGTACGTTATGCCCACCGAAGGGACGGCGAAGCGGAACAGCAAAATGAGGTTAGACCCGATGATAGAGGCGAGCCCGACGCTTAAAGACAAGATCGCGGACATTAAGAGCCGCGACAAAGGGAACACTATTTTACAAAAAGACTTCCCAGGCGGAACGCTTATTTTAGCGGGCGCCAACTCCGCCAGCGGTTTACGGTCCGTACCGGTGCGCGTGTTGTTGCTTGACGAGGTCGACGCGTTCCCGCAAGACCTGGACGGCGAAGGGTCGCCGGTCGATTTGGCTAAGGCCAGGACGCGGACGTTTGCCAATAAAAAGATTTTCCAACTTTCGACGCCGACAATGGAAGCAACGAGCAGGATAGCGGCGGAATTTTCCCAAACCGACCAAAGATTTTACTTTGTTAATTGCCCGTTTTGCGACCACGCGCAGCGCCTTGTCTGGGACAACGTGCGGTTTAACAAAGCCGACGACCCCGTAACGGATGCCACGTACCAATGTGAAGCCTGCGCGGAACACATAGCGGAGCGATTTAAACCCGGAATGTTGGCGCGCGGTACGTGGGTGCCGACGGCGGACGTCGACGCCCACACGCGAAAGGTAGGGTACCACCTTAGCAGCCTTTACAGCCCTTTGGGCTGGTACAGTTGGAGCGACGCGGCCAACGAATTTTTGAAGGCGACGCGTAAGAACGACCAAAACGCCCTTAAAGTTTTTGTTAACACTGTTTTGGGGGAAACGTGGAAAGAGAAAATACTGGTGCCTGAGTACGACCGCCTTTTCGAGCGGCGCGGCGGGTACCGCACGCGCGAAGTACCGCCGGGCGTGGCCATTCTTACCGCCGGTGCCGATGTTCAGGACGACCGCATCGAGGTGGAGGTCGTCGGATGGGGGGAAGGCTTGCGGTCGTGGTCCATCGACTACCGCGTATTACCCGGCAAGACGAGCGAGGCGCCCGTGTGGGATGACTTGCGGGCGCTGCTTAACGAAACCTTTGAACGGCCCGACGGGGCGCGCCTTGGCATCTACCGCATGGCGATAGATAGTGGGTACAACACGAACCACGTTTATCAGTTTTGCCGGACGGTAGGCGCGTCGCGCGCCGTGCCGATAAAAGGGCAAAGCGGTAGCACGCAAAGCGTAATGTTACGGCCGCCGCAAAGCGTCCACATAATGCAAAACGGACAGCGGACGGGCACCACGATGCTTTGGAACATCGGCGTGGATATTTTGAAGACCGAAATTTACGGCGCGCTAAACCTCTCCCTGGGCCCGGACGGCGACGACCCTGCTATGTATTGCCGGTTCCCTTCCGACTACGACGTAAGCTATTTTAAGATGCTTACGGCGGAGCGCCTGGTAGCGCGCAAAAACCCGCGCGGGTTCACGGCGTACAGTTGGGAGAAGCAGCAGGAACGCAACGAGGCGCTAGATTGTCGCGCATACGCCCGCGCAGCGGCCGCGATCGTCGGGGTTGACCGATGGGAGGCGGCGAACTGGAAAGCAGCGCAGGCGGCCGTATTTGCCCCACCAGCAGCGCGGCGCGAAGCGGCCACGGACGCCCCGAAGGCGAAGCGGCGCAAGTCAAATTTTTGGTAGTTCGACAAATCGTTACTACCTTAGCGCAAAATAAAAGCGCATGGAACCGATCTGGACGCAGGAAGACTACACCGAACTTGCCAAAGCATACGCGCAGGGAGTTAAAACGGTTCAATACTCCGACAAAATGGTAACGTACCGAAGCCTTGACGAAATGCGGCGTATCTTGTCAGATATGGCGGACGCTTTAGGATTGAGCGAAAACGCCGCCCGCCCGGCGGCATACGCAGGGCGAAACGTGGGTTGTTATGTTAGCGGCAAATAAATTACCCTATGGGATTGATTGATAAGATAATCGAGTTTGTATCACCCACCACCGCGTTACGGCGCGAGCAAGTGCGCTACGCGCTTGAGCAGGTGCGCGGGTACGATGCAGGCAGCCGGGGCAAACGCGCTAAAGGGTGGACTACGACCGGCGGGTCGGCCGACCGTGAAATTATCGGAGCGGGCGAAACGATACGCGCAAGGGCGCGCGACATGGTCCGTAATAACCCGTACGCCAATAAGTCGGCCACGGTCACCCGTACCGGCGTGGTCGGTCCGGGCGTCAAAATTTCGATTCGCAGCAAACGCGCCACGGACAACAAAAAAGCAAATGCCCTTTGGAAAGCCTGGGCGGAAACTACCGCCTGCGATTTCATGGGGCGTAAAAACTTTTATGTCATCCAACGACTTGTAATTAACGCGATCTACGTAGATGGCGAGGTCTTTATACGCCAGCGCCGCGACGCTTCGCGCGCCGTCCCTTTGCAATTACAAGTGTTGGAGGCTGATTATTTGGACACCGGCAAAAGCCACGCGCAAATGAGCGACGGCGGCCGCATCGACGCAGGCATCGAAACGGACCGCGACGGGCGCGTCGTGGCATATTGGTTATGGAACCAGCACCCGAACGACAACACGCACTGGCGGAGCCTTACCAGCAACCGCGTACCGGCCGACCAAATCTTACACGTTTACACGGAAGATCGGCCCGGCCAACTTCGCGGCGTGTCGAAAATGGCGTCTATGTTGTTCGCGCTGCGCGACTTTTCCGAGTACGAAGATGCGCAGCTAATACGGCAAAAAATCGCCGCTTGTTTTTCTATATTTGTGACGGGTGAAGGCGAAGTCAGACCGGGCGACCCGGAATTTGACGGGCTACCAATGGAACGTGTGGAGCCCGGAATGATAGAGTACCTGGCGCCGGGCAAAGGCATCCAATACGGAACGCCGCCAACGGTGGAAAATTACGACGAGTACAGCCGGGCGATACTGCGCGGCGCGGCGGCCGGTGCGGGCTTAACTTACGAAGCGTTCACGGGCGACCTATCAAACGTCAACTTTTCATCTGGCCGCATGGGTTGGATCGAGCAAAGCAGAAGTATTAAGGAATTGCAGGAGGACGTTATAATTTTGCAGCTATGCGCGCCGGTTTGGGATTGGTTCGTCAAGGCGGCCACGGTCGCGGGCCAACTTCGTGTTGGTGCCGAAATCGAAACAAGCTGGACGGCGCCGCGTCGCGAAATGATCGACCCCGTTAAGGAAACGAAAGCCCTTAACGATCTTATCCGCGCCGGGCTTACCAGTTGGCAGGACGTCGTTAGGGAGATGGGGGGCGACCCGGAAATACTCCGGGCCGAAATAGTGGCCGATATGGCGCTATTTGACAGCATAGGGGCGAAACCTACAATAGATCCGCGGTACGACCCAAAAAGAAACGACACAACGGGAACGCCCACCAAGGCGCCACCGGCAAACAATGTAAACGATGGCGGATAACAGCCAAACGACAGCAGCAGCAGCACACACGGACGGCACCGGGCAAATGGGGCCGCTACACGTCCGCGCGCTTTTTCGGTCTGAGACAATAAACGAAGAGGCCCGCACGGTAGAGGTAACATTCGCCACGGAAGAGCCCTATTTAAGGCAGTCTTACCGGGGCGCGTATTACGAAACTCTAAGCTTCAACCCCGCCCATGTACGTATGGGGCGCCTGCAAAGCGGCGCGCCACTGATCGACAACCACGAGTTCGCAAACAGCCGAACCGCCGATAGTGTTATCGGCGTGGTGGAAAGTGCGCGGATAGTTGGCAAAGAGGGCCGCGCGGTTGTGCGGTTTTCCAAGCGGGGAAACGCCGACGATCTTTTTAAGGACGTCGTCGACGGTATTTTACGCAATATTTCCGTGGGTTATCGCGTGTATGCGTACGAAATTACGGAATTTGAGGACAAACCCGACCAATATAAAGCGGTAGATTGGGAACCTTTCGAGGTGTCTATCGTTCCCGTTCCGGCGGATTACAAGGCGCAAGTTCGCAGCGGCGACAGCGCCGACACAAACAATGTTAACTTTTTAAAATCAGTTGTTCAAATGGAAGAGCAGAACACCCCGACCACGACACCAGTAGAGGTTCCCGTGGTTGAAACGCGCCAAGCGGCGCCCGTTCAAGCCCCCGCGACGACTACCCAACCAGCAGCCGCGACGGCTACGGACACGCGCAACGCGGCACAAATCGCCACGGACGAGCGCGCACGTATTCGACGCATCCAGGAACTCGCCCGCGTGGCCGGTACGCCTGAAAGCGTGGTTAACGGGTTAGTAGAAAGGGGCGTAAGCGTCGAAATGGCGCAAGACGAAATTACCCGCGTTTGGGCCGCTTCGGCCGCCCCTGCGCAAGACGGACGGACGCCCAGCGCGGCCGTAACCGGCGAAGCCGAAAGCGTAACCCGCGCGGCCGCGATCGAAAACGCCATTTTGCACCGTTCCGGCGTTGCGGGCGTAACGCTTCGCGACGACGCGCGGAATTTCCGCAACATGACCCTTTTGGACATGGCGCGCGAAGAGTTGACCGCTCGCGGCGTACAGGTCCGCGGATTATCGGCGATGGAAATTGCCCGTATGGTACTGACCCGTGGCGCCTACGGCGCGCACAGCACCAGCGATTTCGTGAATATCCTGGGCAACACTGTTAACCGGGCGTTGCAGGCCGCGTACCTGGAGGCTCCGCGCACGTTCCAGGCGTTCACCCGCCAGACCACAGCCAACGATTTCCGCGAAAAGACTACCGTACAGCTTTCCGGCATGATCGGAGGCTTTGAGGAAGTTCTGGAAGGTGGCGAGTACAAAGCTGGCAAGTTCACGGACAAGGCCGAAAGCTACGCCGTTAAGACTTACGGCAAGCTTATTACCATTACCCGCCAAGCCCTGATTAACGACGACCTGGGCGCGTTTAGCCGCATTCCCGCCGCAATGGCGGCCGAAGCTGCGCAACTGCAAAGCGATCTGGTTTATAGCATTCTGACGGGTAACCCGTTGATGGCGGACGGCTTCGCGCTTTTCAGCACGGAACACGCCAACCAGGCCGCGAGTGGTACCGCGTTGAGCACGACGTCTTTGTCGGCCGCCCGCGCTACGTTCCGCAAGCAAACCGGCCTTAATGGTCGTTACCTCAACCTGACGCCCACGTATTTGATCGTTGGCCCGGACCTGGAGGCTACCGCCTTGGCGATTTTGAACGGCCAAATGGTCGCCGATTCCGTCGGTAACGTAAACATCTGGAAAGGTGCCCTTACGTTGGTAGTGGACCCCCGCCTGGGTTCTGCTTGGTTCCTTTCCGCCACGCCTTCGACCGTCGACACGATCGAATACGCGTTTTTGTCTGGAGCCGGGGAACTGTACACCGAAACAATGGACGGGTTCCACGTCGACGGTATGCAGCTAAAGGCCCGCATGGACTTTGGTACCAAGGCGATCGACCACCGCGGACTTTATAAGAACGCCGGCGTTTAATCGCAAACGAACGAACGAACGAAACGCCGCCGCGCCTAACCGCGTGGCGGCCATTTATAAAAAATTGAAAAATTAGCAAAATGACTAATTACATTCAGCAGGGCCACGTTATCGACGTAGTGGCGCCCGTGGGCGGCTACACGAGCGGCGACCTGGTCGTCGTCGGTACCCTTGTCGGTATCGCAAACACCACCGTACTGGAGGGCGAAACTTGCGCTATTAGCGTTGAGGGCGTTTTCGAGATTCCGAAGCTTACCGGCGCGTTGAGCGTTGGCGCCAAGGTTTACAGCGACGCCGGCGCCGCCGTGGACACCACGAACACCGACACCCTGGTTGGTAAAGTGGTTGTTGCTGCTTTGAGCGGCGACGCCACGGTAAAAGTGCTTTTGGTAAACGCCTAAACAGCGTACAAAAACGACGTTATGCCCTCCTACTTCGATAGCCTACAAAAGCACGTGTTTAACCTCGCTAAAGGCCGTTTCGGCTTTACGGCAAGCTACACAAGCGCCGACGGGCTGGCGACGTGGGAGGGCATCGTTTTGTTTGGCAACCCGTCCGAAATGTACAAACTGGCCGGTATGCCATTTGAGCCTAACCGGTATACGATGGAATACCAAACCGGCGACTTACCCGGACTTTTGGAACGCGTACACGCGCGCCAAACCGACGAAAAGGTGACGGTCGACGGCGTGGAATATTACGTTACTTCGGTCGACGCGGTACACGACGGCGAAACGTTCCGCGCAAACTTAACCCCGTTCCTATAATGGCTACGACTTCGCTAAGTCACGACAGGCTGGAAGATGCGATCGCCGCAAGGCTTAGTGCCCTCATGCCCCTGGGCTATGAGGTTAAGACGTTGCCGGACACCGAGGCGGAATTGCAGCGCCCGGCGGGCTTTAAGCCCCGCGTTACGGTCGCCTATTCCGGTAGCAACTTCGGCGATGGGGCCGACAGCAAAAACCCGGCCGCCCACCTAACGGGCGCGGTCGCTCAGACCGAATTTTGCACCCTCGACGTAGTTTTCGAGGCGCAACGCCTGCGCGGCAATCGCGGGTACCACGAAGCCCTGCGCTTAGCTATGCGCTTGCTTTTAGGCTTTAAGCCGATCGGATGGTCGAAGCTAATGTTTCGGACCAACGAATTTAAGAACCACGCCGACGGCGTTTTTGTGTTCCACCTTGTCGTTACCTGCTACCGCTTTATAATGGAAGCGACCGACGACCAGGGCGCGCCGCTGAACCTTGACGGCACGACGGGCCAACCCGCCGAACCTTTGTTAACCGACGCTAATTTTACAATCGCCTGCTAATGTTTGATTACGTTAAAATATCGCAATTAGCGGCGACGGGTTTTGTAACCCACGACCACGTTTTCCTAATAGTTAGGGACGGCGTAACGGCGTTACGTTCGTGGGCTCAACTTGTCCCAACGGACCTATTAATTTTAGTTTCTGGAGGTGAAACAAAAACAACGGCTTTCGCAAATGTTACGGGCGCGCTTAG